GTTCAAGTTGGAGAGTGATGTAGCAGCAGCCGAGCAAAAGAACGCCCGTGCCTATCTAAAATATCTTGATGATCGTATCAAGATGGGCGAGTCCACGGACGAGGACTTGAAAGCCCGTTCAGAAGCCCAAGCGAAGGTTCTTGAACTGGAGACGGAATCACTCCGCAGGCAGAAGCGATTGCAGGGTGAAATCATTTCCTTGCGTAACGAGGAGCGTACCAAGACGGAGGAGTACGATAAGAAGCGAGCGGAAGCCGCACAGAAGGAATTGGGATACCAGCGGTTCTTGGTGGATGGGGAGAAGGAACTGATTGAACTGGCTAACAAGCGACAAGCGTCACGAGTAAAAGCCCTTGAGGAGTTCCAGAATGGAATCAACAAACTGCGAGGAGTAGGGCAATCAGAGCGGGAGAAGGAACTCGCACAAATCAAGATTGATGCAAAGGCAGCCCTTGATGCTTTGATCGCATCTGGAGAAGCCACAATATACAAGGCAGGAGAAATCACCGCCGCCGAGCGAGAGGCCGAGCGAAAGGTCAACGAGAAGTACGACAAGCTGGACGAGCAACGGCAGATGGCGAACAACGCCAAGAAGCTGGAGTTGGCAGGGCAGGCGTTTGGTGCTTTGGCGCAGTTGGCGGAATCGTTCTCCAAAGGTGACGAGAAGAACGCAAAGAAGGTGTTCAACATTAACAAAGCCCTGCGACTTGGGGAAGCAGTAGCGAACACGGCAGCAGCCATTATGAACCAGCTCGCTACTACCCCTGGCCCCGCTGGATTTGTACAGGCGGGTATTGCGGCAGTAACGGGTGCGGCACAAATCGCAACCATCGCTCGTTCTAAATTTGAGCCGAACAAAACCACGGCAGAGATGCCATCGCTTGGAGCGGCATCCGCACCAGCAACAGGAGGAGGGTTTACCCCGAACATCTCATTCACGGGAATCGGGCAGAATCCGCTCTCTGGTATCTTTGACCGCCCTATGCAGGCGTATGTGGTCAACCAACAAATGAATAACAATAATATGCTGGAGCGCAGAATCCGCACCAGCGCAAATTTCGGAGGATGAAGTATTACGAATTAGTGCTTGAAAACGAGCAGTTTATGGGGGTGAACGCTATCTCGGTAGTGGAGAACCCAGCAATCGAGGAGGAGTTTGTAGCCCTCTCCGCACAACAGGTGTCCTTCGCTATCCAAAACGAGGAGAAGCGTATCATCATCGGGCCAGTATTAATCCCGAACAAGCCCATCTACCGCAGGGACGATAAGACGGGCGAGGAGTATTACGTCTTCTTTACAGACAAGACCATCCGCCAAAGTGCTGAACTGTTCCTAAAAAAGGGACTGCAAGCGTCCACAACCACGGAGCATTCGCAACAGGTGAACGGCGTGACCACGATTGAGCAATGGATTATCGAGGACGAGGTACACGACAAGTCACGCAAGTACGGAATGAACTACCCAATCGGTACTTGGATGCAGACCCGCAAGGTTGACAACGATCAAGTTTGGGAGGACGTAAAATCTGGCAAGTACAAGGGCTACTCCATTGAGGGATGGTTCGCCCACAAGCCGTCTTTGGAAGTGGCGATGAGTTCGATGCAAGAAATCGAGGAGCAAGAGGCAGAACACCTCGTTGAACTCTATGTACTTGGAGCGGTCAAAGGAATCCTAAAAAAAGACAAGCGAGTAAAGGCAGGCCAACGGGTAGTTATGGAATCATATTCTGACTACCCCGAGGCCGTGCGTAATAACGCCAAGCGAGGCATTGAGCTGAACGAGAAGGGCGGTAACAAGTGCGCTACTCCAGTGGGCAAGATACGAGCGCAGCAACTTGCTGACGGAAAGCCCGTATCGTTTGACACCGTGAAGCGGATGTACTCCTACCTATCAAGAGCCGAGGAATACTACGACGAAACCGACTCTACCGCCTGCGGCACTATCTCCTACCTCCTTTGGGGTGGACTGGCTGCGAAGCGTTGGGCAGAATCTAAAATCAAGGAAAATGAAAAACAATCCTAAACCCCCAGTACCACCCAACTCACGGCGTGGATGCCTCTGCAAAGACGGCACCTACTCCCGAAAGTGCTGCGACCCGAATGATATGTGGGCGCAAGGAATCGGATTCATCGGAGGCAAAAATACCCAAAACCCCTAATCTCTAATTATTATACTATGAACTTGAACGACATTTTCAAGAAAATTGAGTTCGCCTTGCAGCCCGAAGAGGTTGCCCTTGCGAGCGCAAAATTGGCTGACGGTACTATGGTGGAAGCCGAGGTACTTGAGGCAGGTCAAAACATCTTCCTTATCGGAAGCGAAGGCGAGAAGGTGGCTGTACCCGTTGGTGAATACCAAATGGAGGACGGTCGCATCTTGGTCGTGACGGAAGAAGGCGTGATTGCCGAAATCAAAGAGAAGGCAGAGGAAGCAGAGCAGGAAGTGACCATCGAGGTCGAGGCAGCTGCTGAACCTACCCTCCCAGAGATGATGGCGATGATTCAATCCCTCAAAGAGGAGGTTGAAATGATGAAGGCAGAAATGGGCAACAAAGAAGAAATGTCCGTGGAAGCCGAGAAAGAGGAGGAAGTGAAAGAGGTGGTAATGGCCGCAGAAAAGCCCATCGTGGCTGCACCTGTCGAGGTTAAACCCGAACTGAAATTCCAAATCGGTGCGAAGCGTACTGCGACAACCGCAGACCGAGTATTCAACAAATTATTTAACTAACCCCCCCACATAGATAATGGCAACGACCACTTCTATCACGACCACTTACGCTGGTCAGTTTGCAGGCCAGTACATCTCTGCTGCCCTGTTGAGCGGTGACACCATCGCAAAAGGCGGCTTGACTGTCAAGCCAAACATCAAATTCAAAGAAGTAATCAAGCGTGTAGAGCTGGATGGTATCGTAAAAGACCAGACCTGCGACTTCACCGACACTTCCACTTTGACCTTGACCGAGCGCATCTTGCAGCCCGAGTTCTTGCAGGTTAACTTGGAGTTGTGCAAGAGCGACTTCGAGAGCGATTGGGAAGCCATCCAAATGGGCTACTCCGCTTTTGACGTTCTGCCCAAGAACTTCGTTGACTACTTCATCGCCTACAACTCTGCTAAAGTAGCCGAGTGGATCGAGCAGAAAATCTGGACTGGTGCTACTGCCAACGCAGGTGAGTTCAACGGCTTCCAAGCGTTGCTTGCTGCTGACTCTACTGTCATTGACGTAACTGCTGCAACTGCTGGCGTATCTTCTTCCAACGTCATCGCTGAATTGGGCAAGGTTGTAGACGCTATCCCTACCGCATTGTTCGGTAAGGAAGACCTGCACATCTACATCCCGACCAACGTGATGAAGGCATACGTCCGTGCATTGGGCGGATTCGGTGCTTCTGGCTTGGGTGCTGCGGGTGTGGACTCTAAAGGTTCAACGTGGTTCAACAACCAAGAGTTGATGTTCGAAGGTATCAAGTTGTTCCACGCTCCTGGTCTTGGTTCAAACAAAATGGTTGCAGGTCAGAAGTCAAACTTGTACTTCGGCTGCGGGCTTTTGAGCGATACCAACGAAGTCAAGGTGCTGGATATGAGCGATTTAGACGGCAGCAAAAATGTCCGCTTCATTATGCGGATGACTGCTGGTGTTCAGTTTGGAGTAGGTGCCGACTTGGTATACTACGCCTAATCGCTGAAGGATGACGCAGGGGGAGGGCTTGGGTAAAACACCCTCGTCCTCCCTTTTGTGTTTGAACTGTTCAAAGCAGTTGACGGGTCAGCAGGCGAAATACTGCTGCGAGAAGTGCAAGCAATCGTGGAGGTATAAAACAAAAGGAGCAGTACGACCAAAAGATGTCTATCGAAAGCACAAGAAAGCGACTTGCGAAACGTGTGGATTTGTTCCTGTCCACCCTTGCCAGCTTGATGTCGACCATATAGACGGCAACCGCCACAACCACGAATTGAGCAACCTGCAAACACTATGCGCCAACTGTCACCGATTAAAAACTCACATTTCTAACGATTACAAAAAATAAAATAAAATGGCTTGTTCATTAACACTTGGGCGCATTGAGCCCTGCAAAGACCAAGTAGGAGGACTGAATGCGGTCTACTTCATCAACTCCATTGACTTGGCACAAATTTCCTACGACACCGCTGACACGGATGTCATTGACCAATTGGCCACTACTGCCACGAGTGCCTACAAGTACGACTTGAAAGGCACCTCAAACTTCGAGCAGGCCATCACTTCCAGCCGTGACAACGGCACGACCTTCTTTGAGCAGGTGTTGAACATCGTATTGAAGAAGCAAGATGCCGACACCCACAAAGAGGTAAAGTTGCTCGCTTGGGCGAAGCCCGTTGTCATCGTTGAAGACAATAACGGCAATGCTTGGGTGATGGGCTTGGAACACGGTTCAGAAGTAACGGGTGGTTCAATCGTAACTGGTTCCGCTATGGGAGACCTTACGGGCTACAACTTGACCTTGACTGGTCAAGAACGTGTACCTGCTAACTTCCTGCTCGGAGCGGTGGCGAATAACCCGTTCGCTGGATTGCTTGGTACAAAACCGACAATCGTACTTGGGTCGTAATTAGACCAACGGGACGTGAGAGGGGGCTTATGCCCCCTTTCTTTTTTCACATAACCCCGACCTATGGGTTATATAGGTATGACTTTCGTATCATATAAAGCCCAGAACACTATCACTCTGCCTGTGCGTGACTGGCAAGTGGGGGTTGACACCCTCGCAGGGTACAATACAACGTGGCGAGTTCAGATGGTTTTGTACTCCAAAGACGGACG